AAAGCGCGGACTTCGCCAAGGGCGCTGTCTGGCTAAACAGCGGGCTCCAGGCAGGCAGTTTGCAGTTGACGGCCAAGGCGACGAATGCGGCGATCAATGACACCGCCCTGGCAGCCATGGCCGACTTCGCGACCTTCCATGCCGATTACGATGTGGACCCGCACCAGACGCAGGCCGAGCATCAAAAATGGATCGCCGAGCCGCCGGTTTATACGGCGAGCCGGCCCGAATTGACTGACGATTTAACCAACTTGCAGGATTGAGATGATTATTGGACAACCTGTTTCAATACGCCCTCTGAATGGCGCGGTCGTGAAAAAACCGGACGGCTCCAATCTGTCTGCGGGTGGCGAAATTGTTCGGGGAAGCCCCTATTGGCAGCGGCGGGTAGCGGACGGCAGCGTGGAAGTCATCGGCGCGGGCTTGATCCGAAATCCACCAATTGGCGAGCGGGCGATTACGCTGTATGGCGCGCTTGCTGACCGGCCGCCTGCGCCTGAATTTGGCAAAAAGTCGTGCGAGATCATAACGGATAAGATTTACATCAAATGCACATCGACTCAAGGCTGGTGGTTCAGCGATGGTTACAGCGATTCTGTCGATGATCGCCCTGCCGCGGCCGATCTAGGCATCGGCAATTGGCGGACGGCGGACGGATCTTATTCGGTCTCCAACGGGACGATATGGGGAGATGGAGGTATTACTGCCATCGAAACTGCTGCACTTTTGGCTGCTAATGCTAAGACGGCCGCCGAGGCTGCTAGGGATGCGGCTATCATTGGCGCTGGCGTTTACGTTGACGAACCAACTGGGCGCGCTGCTGTGGCGGATGGGGTTGCGTTCAAGGTGCAGGGTTCTGGTGATGTTGCCGCCTATGAGTACCGACGTGTTAACGCTAGTAGTTCTACATTGATTGCCATTTACCCTAGCGCAAACTCCCAATATATCGGCAAAGTCATGCCTTTAGAATCGGGCTATGTCTGGGCAATCGTCGATACTCTGGGCCAGGCGGCACTCATGATCGATGCAGCGGGAGCCGTGCATATGCCAAAGTTTTCTGTGCAATCGGCGACAGAGTTGCAGGCGCTGTTACCTCAGTCTGTCATCAAAGATTCCGGTTATGCCTGGGCAGTAGTGGACAGCACCGGAAAAATCGGCCTGGCGATTACCAATGAAGGCAAGGTCATAGGAGATTTCCCGGTGGCCGTTGTTGCAGGGTCTGAATATCTTCAACCCAGTAAAAATCTCTATTTCATTGGCGACAGCCTGACCGCAGGCGCGGGGTCGCAAACGACATGGCGTCAAGCACTCGTGGCCTTAATATCGGCGCGCACTCATGTCACACAGGCGGTCGGCGGCGAAACCTCGACGCAACAAGCGGCGAAATTTGGCGCCTATGTGAGCTTATTGACGCTGACCGGTAATCAAATCCCAGCCAGCGGCGGTGTTGCGGTGACATCGAGAACCATCGATGTTTTGTCTGCGCAAGGTACCCAAACCATTGTAGGCTCAATTGCAGGCATTCCTGGAACATTGAGTCGTGACGGAAGTGGCAACTATACCTTTACCAGGACAACGGCAGGAAGCGTGGTTAACGTCGGCGCCAAGATGCCGTTTATCCCCGACATTAGTACGCATGATCGCGATACTTTATTGATCTTCATTGGTCGTAACAATCTTGGGACCCCCGATGACGTTAAGCGTGATATTGCGTCTTGTGTTGGCAAACAGACGACCATCGAAAAGCGATTCCTGATTCTTACCCCGCCAAACGGAGGCACATTAACCAGCGGTCAATCGACAACAGAAGGCACCGGTTCGTCAACGCTCACGAATATCAAGGCGATCGAGGACTGGGCGGTGCAGACATACGGCGATCGCGTGATAAAAATCCGTGAATTTTCGTTCCAGTTCAACAATGGCAGCGCCGATGATTTGGCCGATGTTGCTAAAGAGACCGTGCCGCGTTCGTTGCGTATCGATAGCGTGCACTTCACCACCGCATTTCATGCCCAAATTGCCGCTTATGTGGCGTCCGAAATTAATAGAAGAGGTTGGTAAAGATGGGTCAAAAAATAGTGTTGTCAGATACGACGTTTACAGGAACCGGACTTCAAAAACTGAGGGACGATTATTTGTTAATAGATGGGTCCCTGTTTCTTTTCGATCCTGGGCATTCGCTTGGAGGATTTACAGGGATTCCAGGGGCGGCTTCTGCCATACCAAACGTGGCATGGAAACAGGCTGCCGAGTTACTAGGCTCCGGTTCGCAAGCATCGTTGTCTGGTGTCGTTTCCTCCACAAACCCTAATGAAGCCACGAAGATGCTTACGGAGCGCACCGGAAAAGGCGGCGTGCATGGATTAGTGAGCCATGTTAACCAAACGGCGGGGTTGAATTTTTGGGGGGTAAACTTTCCAGCTGCTATTCGTGATTATGTCCACGGCAACCCAACCCGTTCTTATTACTTTTCAATTTGGTATGCTGTAACAAGGGCCGCGCTATCCTCCGCATCGGTTCAGTCTCCATTTCATTTCGCACCCAGCACGACCAATTTCTTATTCTACGCGGCGGCAGGTATACCTAGTTGTGCGGGCTCAAATAAAGGCCGAGATGCAGCTCATACAGAGGATGTTTCAGCGGTGCCACTTGAAAAAGTGCATCTGACGATTAATCCATCTGGAATCTCAGGTTCTGGACCTGGAGCGACAGACAATATCACCCTCGTTGTCGGTAACTTCGGTGCTTGGGGTGGCTTTAACCAAAACAAAGCGCCTAGCCGAATACTCTATCGAGCTTATGCCGAAGATCTGACTGCGTCTGGGCGGACATATGCCCAGGTAAAGGCTATCGATGACGCCTTATATGCAGCGGCCTTTGCAGCGGGTGGCAAATTCTACAACGACACCTACACAGACCCTGCAACTTTTCCATAGGAGTGCGGCATGATTTTAGGCCAACCCATCATAATAAAACCTGTCACAACAGCTCTAGTCCGCAAGGAAAACGGCCTGCAATTGCTGCCCGGCGGAGAAACCGTAATTGCCTCCAACTACTGGCTACGCCGCCTGAATGCCGGCGATATCGAGATCGTCACGTCGGACGATGCCGTAACCACAAAATCAAAACCCAAAGGCTAAGCCATTATGCCCGATAACATCCCATTTTTAACCATCCCCCTCGACTGGCGCGTCCCCGGCGCCTATGCCGAGATCGATCACACCAAGGCCGTGCGCGGCCTGCCGGTGATGCCGCACAAGATGCTGGTGTTGGGCCAAAGGCTGTCTACCGGCACCGTGGCCGCAGGCGTGTTGACCCGCGTCAGCCGCAAGGAAGACGGCGTCAATTATTTCGGGCGCGGCTCGATGCTGGCGCAGCAGATCGAGGCGGCGTTGCGGGTCAACCCGTACACCGAATGCTGGGCACTGGCGCTCGACGACCTGGTCGCGGGCGTGGCGGCGGCGCAGACGATCACCCTGACCGGTGCGGTCACCGCCTCGGGCACGCTCTATCTATACATCGGCGGCCGGCGGCTGTCGGTGCAGGTCGTTGCCGGCGAGACGATGACCAACATCGCAACGGCGGTGGCGGCGGCGATCAACGCGGATCCGGACGGCGCGGTGACGGCCACCAACGCGTTGGGCGTGGTTACCTGCACGGCGCGGCACAAGGGCGTCGATGGCAACGATATCGATTACCGGGTCAACTATTACAGTGGCGAGTTCCTGCCGACCGGTCTGGCGGTGGCGTTTGCATCAAGCGTTACCGGCACCGGCAATCCGGACGTTTCGGCGGCGATCTCGGCGATGTCGACGATGAATCCGTACACGATCCTATGCGGCTGGACCGACACCGCCAACATCCAGCAGCTTGAAGCCGAGCTGGACAGCCGCTGGGGCGGCATGGACATGCGCACCGGGCATGTGTTCGCGCACAAATCCGGCAGTTATTCGACGCTGGCCGCTTACGGCTCGGCGCGCAATTCGGCGCACACGACCTTTAGTGGACTGTACAAATCGCCGACTCTGCCGTGGGTCATCTCGGCACAGTTCGGCGCGGCGGTCGAGTTTGCCGGCGCCAACGATCCGGCGCGGCCGTTCCGCTCGATCAGCCTACCGAGTGTGCTGGCTCCGGTCGAGGCAGACCGCTTTACCGATACCGAGCGCAACAATCTGCTGCATGATGGAATCTCGTCGATCATCGTCGACCAGGCCGATGCGGCGATGATCGAGCAGGTCATCACCACGTATCAACAAAACAGTTTCGGCGTTGAGGATGTGTCACTGCTGAAGCTGAATACTAAATGGACCGTGGATTATATGAGGTATGCGTTCCGCGTGGCGGTGCTGCGCGATTACCCGCGCCATAAACTGGTCGGCGACGACGTGCTCGGCAAGATCCAGCCTGGGCAGCCGATCACGACGCCGAAGCTGATCCGCAATACGCTGATCGCGGCGTCGGCCGATCTGGAGCGCGCCGGCCTGCTGGAGGACCTCGACCAGTTCATCGCGGACTTGATCGTGGTGCGCTCGACAAGCGACGTCAACCGCGTCAACGCGATCATCCCGCCGAATACCGTCAATCAGTTCGACGTGTTCGCGGCGGCGGTTCAATTCATTCTCTAGGAGTCGATCATGGCACAAGTAACGGGCCGCGTCTTTATCACCGTCGCCGGCAAGCGCTTGGCGTCTAAGGAAGGCGCTAAATTGATGTACGGCGGCGTCTCGCGCGAAACCGTTGTCGCCGATACCGGCGTGGTCGGCTTCTCGGAAAAGACCGAAGCGCCAGGCGTTGAATGCGTCATCCCGCATACCAGCGATGTGAAGCTGGCCGACTTTAGAGCCATGACGGCGGCGACCATTTCGTTCGATACCGATACCGATACCGGGGCCAGCTTTGTGCTGAACGGCGCCTGGTGCGGCAATGCGCTGGAGCTGGAGAAGGGCGAGGTCAAGCTAGTATTCGGCGCGCTGGATTGCAAGGAGGTTTGATCGTGAATGTTTTGGAAAAGCTCAAACAAAGTCATACAGCGATAAAGACGACCGATTTAGGCGCTGGCGTGGTTGTCGGTCTGCGAATACTCACCGACCAGGACTATCTGGACGCGGAAATCCAGACAAATCTGGCCATGCGTGCCGCTGGCCTGGGCGAGCTCAATATGGGCACGGCTGAGGCGTTCGAGCTGGAAAAGACCAGTCAACTGTTGAGCCGGGCGTTGGTCGATGTGCAGACTGGCGATTATTTAATCGGCAGCCCTCGCCAAGTGCGACAGCTGCTCAGCCGCGTGCAACGGGAATGCTTGCTGGCGGATTATCTGGAGCACGAGAAAGACTATGCGCCGCGTGCAATGACAGACGATGAATTTAACGCGCTGCTCGACACGCTAAAAAAAACGCCAGAGACAGTGAATTTGAACGATTTAAATACCGCTTCGCTGAAAAGGCTTATCACTGCTTTGGCGTCGCCGCAAACCGATTGACACAAGGCCAGTGGCTTTGGCTGTTGGCCATGCAAGACGCGGAAAACGAGGCACAGAAAAAAGCTCGAGATAGAAAATGATGATTGACCGCTAGACTAGCCAGGCAGCCACATATGAGAGACCTTACATTATCGATCAGGATTAACGGCCAGCGCGCGGCGGCCGATATGCGCCGATTTACCGATTCGGCAAGAGGCTCGTTAGGGCATCTGCGCGGGGAGGCCAGAAAATTACAGCAAGATTTTGGCGGCTTTTCAACGGCTGCCAAGCTGTTTGCGGCCGGCGGCGGTTTTTTAGCTGGTAAAAAGATATTGCAGGATTCGGCAAACCTCGACAAGCAGCTCATCCGCATCAAGCAAACCGCCGGTTTAACCACGACGCAAATGCTAGCGATGCGCAATGAGTTGTTCGCGATGTCGAAAGAAACCGGCGTTGCCGTCGACGATCTAGTTACAGGATTAAACAGCGCGGTCGCGTCCGGATTAGATTTCAATCAGGCGTTACCGGTCATGAAGGCAGTGAATAAAGCGGTAGCCGTTACGGGGGCGAATACCGATACGCTGGTTAATGGCCTGGGCGTGGCAGCGACGGCGTTCAATTTTGATTTATCCAAGCCTGCGATGGCGGGGCAGCTGCTGGACAAAATGGCGGTGGCCGGGCGTTTGGGCAATGCGGAGCTTGAGAACCTATCCGACATTTTTGCGCGGATCGGCGTCAACGCCAATAGCGCGGGCCTGGGATTCGACAAAACCCTGGGCTTCATCGAAGCGCTGTCAAAGATCGAAAAAAACCCGGAGCGTCTGGCGACTTTGGCCGATAGCACGCTGCGGGTATTTACCAACCGGGACTACATGAAAGCCGCCAGCAAGGCGACTGGCGTCGCCTTCTTCGATAAGAAGGGCGGCTCCCGCGATCCTGTGGCGGTGCTGAAAGACATCAAGGCGCAATATGCCAAACTCACGACCGATGCCAAGCGATCAAGCTTTATAGATGCCGCATTCGGCAATGCAGACCTGGACACGATCAAGGGCATTAAAACCTTGTTGTCCAGCGATAACCTCGACAATATCGACCAATTTTCTCAGACCATTAACCAAGCCTCCGGCACAATCTCCAAGGATCTTCCGGAAGCGCTGCATAATGCCGTGGACCAAGCTGATCGGTTAAAAGCCATCATGGGCAAGGCGGCAGACGCCTTCGCTCAGCCTATCAACGAGACATTTACCACTTACGCGCTCAAGGTTGCAGATAATGCCAATGTTCGCAACCAGTTGCTGACTGGTTTGGCTGGTGCGGGCGGGCTCTATCTATTGAATCGGTTCAACACTAATCGGAAAAATCGCTTAGCCGGCGAGTCTGCGACGCTGGCGGAATCCGCGCAAGCGGCGCTGGCGAATAAGGTGTTTGTGACTAACTGGCCGTCGAAAATGTTAACGACGAGCGAGCAATCGGCGGCGAATGCGAGCGCTGAGGGCGGCGACAGTGGAGGCGCGCTGAACGATCTGTCCGGCAGCCTGGGTGACGCCGGCGCGGCGCGCGGAGATACAAGAACCGGTCGGGCATTAAGCCGGGCCGGAAAAGCATTAGGGGCGGCGGGCGCGGCTTTTTCAGGATGGCAAATTGGGCAGGAGATTGGCGGCGTGGCCAAGGAGTTGATTGATGCCACGGTGCAGACCATCACCAATGATGAATCGGCTACTCTGGGGACGGCATTGTATGATTTTTTCAATAAATCAGAAATCGACACCGGCGGCGAGTTGAAAATCAGCATTGATGATAACCGGGCAAGGGTAACTCAAGTCAAGGCCAATGATCCACGTACCAATATTAAGGTCTCCACCGGCCTGATGATGCCAGGGGCGGGCTGATGTCGTGGCGCGATCAAATGCAAAAAGGCAGTTTTCGGGGGGCGCCGTTCTTTACTGTCACTGCCGGCGGTCAATTCGGCCGCCGTAATATCGTGCATGAATATCCTCTGCGCGATGTTCCCTATGCCGAGGATATGGGCCGGCGTGCACGTCAGTTCGACATTGAGGCGTTGGTGCTCGGTGATGATTATATGACGGACCGTGATCGTCTGATCGAGGCGCTGGAAAAGGCGGGGCCGGGCGAATTGGTGCATCCGTATCGCGGTCGCATGCGCGTTGTCGTCGCGGATGCCAGTGTGTCTGAATCGACAGACGAAGGCGGCGTGGCGCATTTCCGGATTACGTTTGTCGAGTCCGGAGAAAAACTGGAGCCGAGCGCGCAGACCAACACCGCCAGAGCCGTTGAAGCGGCGGCCGACAAGGCGGCAACCGCAAGCCAAAACAGCTTTGCCGCGGTGTTTGCAGCGGCGGGCTGGCTGGATTTCGTCGGCGATGCGGCGATCGCGTGGGTGAACGAGGCGTTAACCTCCATTCAATCCTCCATGAATTTATCGATTTTATCCGGCGATTTGCTGCCGGGTTTTCTCTCCGGTCTGAGCGGCATTTCGATCCGGCTGACGGCAATGGTCAGATCGCCCTCGCTGCTGGCGAGTTCGCTGTATGCCCAGGTCAGCGGGCTATTCAATGTGACCTCGACCTATTCCGGCGCGCTGACATCGCTGCGATCGCTGTTCGATTTCGGCGCGAATGCGCAGACCGTACCGCAAACTACGCCGAATCGCCGCCAGCAGGCGGCCAATCAGGCCGCTGTCATCACACTGGTTCGGCAGGCGGCAGCGATCGAGGCGTCTCGCGCGCTGGCAAACATTACGCCGGCAAACTACAACGACGCGATCGCGCGGCGCGATGAGGTCGCGGGACAGCTCGAAACGCTGGCCGAAACGGCCGATGATGAGGTGTATGCAGCGCTGACCGATCTGCGTATCGCCGTGGTGAAAGACATCGCGATCCGCGCGGCCGATCTGTCGCGCCTGGTGCAGCATCCCATGCAGAACACCCTGCCGGCCGTGGTGGTGTCCTACCGGATATACGGCAGCACCGCCCAGGCCGATGACATCGTGCAGCGTAACAACGTCAGCCATCCCGGTTTCGTGCCGGGCGGCCGCTCGATCGAGGTATTGAGCGCATGAGCGTGGAACTGATCGTCAATGGTAAGCGCTTCGGCGGTTGGGAACGGATTAGCATTGATCGCGGCATCGAGCAGATGTCCGGTTTATTCGATCTGACGGTGACGGATAAATGGAACTCGCCGACCGGTCAGCTGATGGCCGAGATCAAAGCAGGCCAGAGCTGTGAAGTCACAGTCGCCGGCAGTACGGTGATCACCGGCTATATCGACGCTGTGCATCGCGGCTACGACGCACGATCGCATGAAATCAACTTATCCGGCCGCGATAAGGCCGGCGATTTGATCGATTGTTCGGCGATCTATAAAACCGGCGCCTGGTCCAACAAACGAATCGAGCAAATCGCAGCCGATTTATGTGCACCGTTCGGCATCAAGG